TGCAGAACTCAGATAAAGTCTATGAAGCCTGACCCCACTTCTTAGCAACAACGAAGAGTCTAGATCATGTACACCTTGGAAAGGGTACTATAAAAGTAAATTATTAACAGTTAACATTAGTAATATACTTTATCTAGATTCTGCCTTTAATGAAATGTTAACGCAATGTCTTAGTACTCTATAGTACTATATTCATAGTCTCCCCATAGAGAGGATAAAGACGCACATGACCGCACCAACAGGTAACAAGAAGGGTAGACCAAAGAAGTCTGAGCTTACGGAACTTAAAGAAAGTAGATCAGTAGGTCGCCCCAAGGGAACAGCAGCTATCATTAATGATTACCGTGATAGGATGCTAATGAGTCCTAAATCTGCGAAGGTTCTAGAAGCTGTTTTTAACGCAGCTTTACAAGACGGACATCCTCATCAAGCAGCAGCTTGGAAACTTGTTTTAGACCGTGTTGCTCCTTTGTCTGCTTTCGATACAACAAAAGGATCAAATGCAGCGGCTCCCTCCATTTCAATTAATATCAGTGGTCTTACTTCCCCTTTAGTAGAAACTGTGGAAGAGGTTACAGATGTGTATATTAAAGATTTAGACACCGAGTGATCGGCTTGTACCACGTTTACAGGTGCGTGGGTCTAGACACCTGTTACTCTTACAAGGAGATCATAAATGAAAAATACTTCCAAAGAAAGTAAACAACGGTATAAAAAGACAAGCAAAGGAAAAGAATCTTCTAAGCGCTACGCTGAAAAAGTATTTAAAACACCTGAAGGAAGAGCAACGCGAATGATTGCTCAAACCCGTGTAGATGCACGACGAGCTGACAGGATATTTGAACTTGATAAAGAGTGGTTAGTTGAAAAACTTAAAAAAGGAATTTGTGAAAAGACAGGACTACCTTTTGTATTTAACGGTAAAGACAATCAAGAGTTAAATCAAAAAAGTAACAAACATCCTTTTTCTCCTTCGCTTGAAAGAAAAGATAGCACAGTAGGCTATACAAAAGAAAACACAATTGTTGTTTGTCTTATTTACAACTACTGTAAAAATGTATTTGAAGAGGAAGCTGTTGAGATGTTTTGTAGAGCTTACTTAAATAACTTAGAAGGTAAGCAAAATGGCTGAACTTAACTTTGCATTACTAAACTGGCAACAGACTGTCTTTAAAGATTCCCACCGATTCAAAGTAGTAGCTGCTGGTCGTCGTTGTGGTAAGTCTAGATTGTCTGCTGTTACCCTGCTCATCGAAGCTCTGAACTGTCCTGAAGGCTCTGCTGTGATGTATATAGCACCTACCCTCGGACAAGCCCGTACGATTATCTGGGACTTATTACATGACCTTGGTAGGCCTGTCATCAAGTCTAGTCACATTAACAACCTAGAGATTACTTTAGTCAATGGACGTAAGATTCTCGTTAGAGGTGCTGATAACCCTGACTCCCTACGTGGTGTCTCTTTAACATATGTTGTCTTGGACGAATGTGCTTTCATTAAGCAAGAGATTTGGGAAAAGGTTATACGAGCTTCTCTGTCGGATAAGAAGGGTCGTGCTCTGTTTATCTCTACTCCTAGTGGTCGTAATTGGTTTTACGATACCTTTAAGTTGGGGAGTGACGGGACAGACGAAGAGTGGAAAGCTTGGCACTACACTACACAAGATAACGAGACTATTGACCCTAAGGAAATTGAAGCAGCAAAGAGAACCCTAAGTTCATTTGCATTCAAGCAGGAATACTTGTCTAGCTTTGATAACGCAGGTGCTGACCTATTTAAAGAGGATTGGTTCAAGCTTGCTGAAGAACCTCAACATGGTCAGTATGTCGTAGCTATCGACTTGGCTGGCTTTGAAGAAGTAGGTAAGAATGCAGGTGCTGCTAAGAAGCGTCTAGATGAATCAGCTATTGCTATCGTCAAGTTAGAAGATAATGGTAACTGGTGGGTACATAAGATTGTACATGGACGTTGGGACATCAGAGAGACCTGTGTACACATCCTTAAGGCCATTAGAGACTTCAAGCCTATCGGTGTAGGCATTGAACGTGGTGCTCTTAAGAACGCTGTACTGCCTTATCTGAATGACCTGATGCGTAAGAACAATATCTATGCACACATCCAAGACTTGACTCACGGTAACAAGAAGAAGACAGACAGGGTTGTATGGGCCTTACAAGGGCGCATGGAACACGGTAGAATCTCCTTCAACGTTGAGGAAGAGTGGAGTGAGTTTAAGGATCAAATGATTATGTTCCCTACAGCAGGTGTACATGATGACTTGATTGATGCTCTCAGTTACGTAGATCAGCTTGCAGTGTCTAACTACCAGCAAGACTACGAAGATGATGATTACGAAGTATTAGACCCTATTGCAGGCTACTAAAGGAACAAAACAATGGCTGAAGAACAGTTTGATGAATCTCCCTTCGAGGAGCCTACAGAGGAAGAGAAGAAGCTTACCTCTTGGGTCTCGGAGCATATCACACGGTGGCGTGACTACCGTGATGGTAACTACATGGATTTATGGCTTGAGTATGAGCGTATCTTCCGTGGTGTCTGGGACACACAAGACAAGACCCGTGAGTCTGAGCGTAGCCGTATCATCTCCCCTGCCACTCAGCAGGCTGTAGAGACCCGACACGCTGAGATCATCGAAGCTATCTTTGGTCAAGGTGAATTCTTTGACATTGAAGATGACATCAAGGACGTTAACGGTAATAACCTTGACGTAGAGCAGTTAAAGCTGCAGTTGATGGAAGACTTCAAGAAGGATAAGATCAAGAAGTCTATTGACCAGATCGAACTGATGGCTGAAATCTACGGTACAGGTATCGGTGAAATTATCGTCAAGTCCGAGAAGCAGTATGCTCCAGCTACACAGGCTATCCCCGGTATCGCTAATGCAGCAGCTATCGGTGTTGAAGAGACTGAGCGAGTGGCAGTCAAGATCAAGCCTGTTAACCCTAAGAACTTCCTGATTGACCCTAATGCTGACTCTATTGAGGATGCTATGGGTGTTGCCATTGAGAAGTATGTCTCATTGCACAAGGTTGTTGAGGGTATCGAAGCAGGTATCTATAAGAAGGTAAACATAACCTCCAGCTTTGATGATCCTGATTTAGAGCCTACTCAAGACCTAACTCAATACCAAGATGACAAGGTTAAGCTGGTTACTTACTACGGCTTAGTTCCTCGTGAATACTTGGAAGAAGTTGAGGATGAAGAGTACGAAGACATCTTCCCTGATGGCTCCGAAGCTGATGACTACAGCAACATGGTTGAAGCTATCATTGTGATTGCAAATGATGGTATCTTACTCAAGGCTGAAGCTAACCCCTACATGATGAAGGATCGCCCTGTTATCGCCTACCAAGACGATACAGTGCCGGGACGTTTCTGGGGTCGCGGTACGGTTGAGAAGGCCTACAATATGCAGAAGGCTATTGATGGTCAGCTCCGTGCTCACATGGACTCCTTAGCCCTCACTACAGCTCCTATGATCGCTATGGATGCCACAAGGCTTCCTCGTGGTGCTAAGTTTGAGATTAAGCCCGGTAAGGCTATCCTGACTAACGGTTCCCCTAGTGAAATTCTGTATCCCTTCAAGTTCGGTCAGACTGATGGCAATGCAGCTCAAGCAGCTCAGAACTTTGAACGTATGTTGTTACAAGCTACAGGTACTGTTGACAGTGCTGGTATGCCCTCTAACGTGCCTCGTGACGCTACCGCAGGTGGTATGTCTATGGCTATGGCAGGGATTATTAAGAAGTACAAGCGTACCCTTACTAACTTCCAAGAAGACTTTATGATGCCTTTCATCTATAAAGCTGCTTATCGCTATATGCAATTCGATCCTGAGCGTTATCCTACTGTGGACATGAACTTCATTCCTACAGCTACCTTGGGTATCTTGGCACGAGAGTTTGAACAGCAACAGTTGATTGGCTTGTTACAGACATTAGGCCCGAACACTCCTGTGTTGCCTCTGATCCTCAAAGGTATCTTGCAGAACAGCTCACTGACTAACCGTGGTGAATTGATCCAGACCTTAGACCAGATGAGTCAACCTGATCCTAAAGCTCAAGAAGCTCAGATGCAGCAGCAACAGATGCAAATGGCTCTGTTACAAGCTCAGATTGAGGACTTGCAAGCTAAAACTCAGAAGTCTCAGGCAGATGCTCAGAAGTCTATGGTTGAAGCTCAGGTGGCTCCTCAGTTGGCTCAGGCTAAAGTGGTTGCTGCTTTGTCTACCAACTTGGATGAGGATAACGAGTCTAAGGACTTTGAGCGTAGGGTTCGTATGACTGAATTGATGCTTAAACAAGAGGATATTCAGAGCAATGAGCGTATTGCTACACTACAAATGATAAATAAAGCAAAATAATAGTTGACAAATGACTACTTTTATGTTATAATATAGTCATTGCAACTCACTAAGGAATAACCAATTGGCTCCTAATTTACAGAAATATTATGAGGAATCTTTCAACATGATGGCTACCCAAGGGTGGGCTGACCTGTTGGAAGACCTCCAAAAGTTAAAAGATAGTTTAAATAATTTATCATTGGTCACGGACACACAAGATTTATACTTCCGCAAAGGCCAGATTGACATATTAGACTTGATTTTAAAGCGTAAGGATACGTGTGAACAAGTATATCAGGAGTTACAGAATGAAGATTCTGAATGACTTTATGTGTACGGACGGGCATGTAACCGAAGCGTTAAGAGATGACAGTGAGCAGAGCATTGTATGCCCTGTATGCGGTAAG